AACAGGCCATTTTCTTAAATTGAAAGAAAACTAATAATGCCGAAAAACTGGGGGGGGGTACGCCATAAACCCACCCTACCTCCATACAAATATATATCCTCATACCTCTAACCGCGCATCAAAAATGTTATCCACTTATTTTTTTAGACAAATACTATCAACAATGTATAATGATAATGTTGGTTGATACATACATACTTATTATTTATTATTATTTTTTTTTATTTTTATATATCTATATGGAAGAACTACAAAAGAGGATTGATGTCTTTAATAAAGAACTTCAAAAGTTGCTTGATGAACACGACTTTAGAATTGCATCTGAAGCATTAATCATAGATGGTTTAATTAAAACAAAGGTAGTTGTTGTTGATCAAACTAATTATGCCGAAAAAAAAGAAACAGAAGAAGTTAAAAAATAAGCCAATTATTACGGTAAAATCTGAAAAAAATTTTTCAGAAAATTCTGGACCTGTTTCAGTTGCAACAATCAGTAAAACTAAGAATTTTCCAGCTAAAGGTCCTCGAAAAAGAATTACTACAAAAATTTTACTTTCTCATAGGGCTATATTTGAGAATTATAAAGATAATGGCTTTAGAAATCTTGGTAAAGCTATCCGTAAAACAGGGGTTTATTCAGAAAGTTTAGCGGGTCGTGTAAATGTTTTGACTAAAAGCAAATCGTGGCAAGCTTTGATGGACGAGAAGATGCCGGAGGAGCATNTAGCACTTAGGCATAAGGAAATATTAGACAAACGCGATACACGTAAGGTGGTAGACGCTGATGGGAAGGTAAGTTATGAGGATATTGGTCCGAATACTTTAGCTGTAACCAAAGGGTTAGAGTTAGCGTATAGGTTGCGCGGATCATTTAAGGAAAAGGATGCACCACCACCAAGTACGGTGATGTATAACCTATTTTATAAGCCAGAAGTCCGAGATCAAATGAAAAATTTTGAGGAGGGCATAAGAAAATCTTTATATGATGAAGTTGCTAGAAAAAATAAAAGGGATATTCAAAGAGGAGAATCATCTCTCTCTGAAGGAGATGGAATTAGAGATACAGAATTTAAAGAGCCAACAGAAGAATGAGCCATTAGGTGATGGTAAGGCGGTTTTTCTTTCTGAAGGTACAGATGGGGAATATGAGGAACATATGGAAAATGAGGAAAGAGGNTGGAAAGAGTTTAAAAGAAAAATATTTAATTTATGAAACCAACAACTAATAGATTACTTGTTAAAGTAGAGGAAAAGAAGAAAGGAAAAGAATTAGAAGCGGCAACAAGTATTATGACCGGTAAGGTTCTTAAAAAAGGACCTGATGTAAAAGCGATTAAGGTAAAGGATAGGGTGGTATTTGCACCATTTGGTATTGATGAGGTAACACTAAATAATGAAAAATTACTTATAATTAGTGAAGAATTAATTATTGCTGTGCATGAATAAGAAAGGGATAATACAAAAACTAAAAGATCGTTTTGAAAAAGCAAGAATTAAAAGATTAAAGAAAGAAGCTAAGGAACAACCTTTCAAAGATAGGTTAATAGAAATATTTTCTGCACCACGTCATACTCTTACTGATTTTTATTGCCTTGTTTGTAAAAAGGATTGTTCCGGAACTGGTTATAGGCAGGTGTGTACTATCCGCAAATGGGTACCTACTGCTTGGTATATTGGGACTTGTCCGAATGGTCATAAGATGATTAGAAGGATTACTGATAAATCTAGTGACCCCTACTATGTAATGTCGCCATTTTTACAACGGCAACGATATGATTTAATTGATGCTTTTATTACCCCTGATGATCCGCGATTTAAAGTATTATACCCTGATAAATATGCGAAATTAAAAAACCATGTCGGAAAAGAAACCAACAATTAAACCGGATGATTTATCAATTCTTGCGTGGATTTTTAAGAATAATATAGTCTCGGAAAAGGGAGATATGCTGGACTTTGGAGACCGGCTTTTTCTTATTGATATACTTACTGATTGGTCTCAAGAGATTGTTATTAAAAAATGTGCGCAGATAGGAGGTTCTGTTACTTTTAATTTAAAGGCACTTTTTGCCATTATTAAGTTTGGATGGAATATAATGTATACCTTTCCAACTGATTCTGATGTTTCCGAGTTCGTATCTTCTAAAACAAACAAGATATTGGCACAAAATCCACAGATATTTCAAGGGATAAATACTGATAATATTGAACGTAAAGAGTTTAATGGGCGTTTTATGTTCTTCAAAGGAACTGTATCAAAGACTGCAGCTATTATGACAACTGCAGATTTACTTATCCATGATGAAGCATCACGTTCTGACCAGTCTGTAATAGACACCATGAAGTCTCGTACTAAAGCCAGTAAGTTTAAAGGACGCTGGCTATTTTCTAATCCTACAACTGAAAAAGATGCTATTGATATTAATTGGCATAAATCTGATAAAAAGGAGTGGATGATTACTTGTCATAATCCTGAATGTAAACAGGAGCAAATTATGACATTTCCAGAGAATATTAATATAGAAAAAAGGGAATTTCAGTGTAAAGAGTGCAAAACGAAACTATATAAATCTGATAGGAGGATGGGAAGATGGGTAGCTCAAAATCCTAAAGCTAAAATATCTGGGTATCATATTTCACTGCTAATAGCACCTTGGGTAACTGCAGATGAAATAATCAAGGATAGTGAGGGGGATCAAGAATATTTTTATAACTTTGTATTAGGAGAAACATATTCTCCAGGAGATATTCGTGTAAATAGGTCTACTATTTTGGATAACTGGACACCTAAGAATTTAGAAACTGGTAAGTGGTTCTTAGGGGTAGATGTTGGAAATATCAAACATTATGTTCTTGGTAGTGAGAAAGGACCAATAAAAATAGGGAGATTTACAAAATGGGCTGATTTGGATGATATGATGAAAATGTATAAACCTAAGTTAGTAATTGACGCATTACCGGATAATACAATGTCTAAATATTATGTGGAAAACTACCGTAATGCACTAATGAGTTTCTTTCAAGAGAATAAAAATAACCCTAAAACTATAGTCTGGTGGGGTGAGGGGAATAAAGATGGGGTTATTTATAGCAATAGGAATAGGATATTAGACCAATTAATTGACGAAATCCTTAATGCAAAACTGCTTTTTGGAGTTTCTTCTGATAGTGAGATAAAGAATTATCTTAAACACTGGGAAACTTTAAGAAGAATTAAGATTGTTGATAATAGGGGTATTGAGAGTTATCAATGGGATTCTACTACTGGGGAAGATCATTATGTTTTTGCAACTTTATATTATTATCTTGCTACATTAGGAAATTTTGGTATTGGTAAATATATACCAGAAACTTTACGTGGCACAGATTCTAAAATCTTAATTGGTAATGATAATGTGATGGGGGATCTCGGAGAGATATTAGCAAAAAATAATGATTGGGATCACCCAGATATTTAATTTTACTTATCCACTTGTATTTTTGTTTAGTTTGTGTGTTAAAATAAACGCATGAAAAAAATCTCTGAACTTAGTAATAATCAATTATGTAATTTAGTAGATAACAGATGGAAATCCTCTGAAACAATTTGGAATATTGTTGAGAAAACATATAATATCAATTTAAAAATTTATAAAAACGAGCCGGATTATCTTTCCAATATCCCTCGGAAAAAAAGTAAAGTCCGAGCTAATCGGGTTTTTGTAAATCAAGAAACAGTTATTAATGCCTTAATTGCGAATCCACCAAGACCAAATATTTTAAATGGTCGTGATACACCAGAAAGTAAAGCTCTTTCAGTAAGACAAGAAAAATATTTTCAAATTAAATATGTTGAAAGAAATACTAAAGAAATAATCCGTAAAGGATTGCGTAATTTATATTTTGGAAGATTAATAGTCCTCAAACCTTTTTGGAATACAAAGATAAATGATTTTGATGCAAAAGTAATTGATCCACGAAAAGTTAGATTTTCAAAAACTGCAACAAAAGAAGATGATTCAGAATTTGCAATTGAGGAAATTACAGATAATTTATCTGCGGTTATAAAAAGATTTCCGATGAAAAAGAATGAGATTTTAAAAAAGTATGGTTACACAAATGAAGCTGATGTTTTGGTAGATAACA